AGGCCATTGGCATCGAAAGTCAGATAAGACGAAGCCCTGCTGACGGCATCGTCCAAGGCACAGGCTGCCTCTACTGTTGAACCGTCAGTAATAGGCACACGCAAAGATCGGTTTATCTGCTCCTGCAAGTCCTGTATCTGCATAGTCAGCTTATCGTAGCGGTCCTCCAGCGTTTCGGCTGGTAGTGTATCGCCCGTTACAAGATCGGTGGTTTGCGTTTGTGGGGTTGACCGGCTGATAGTCAAGGTAGAAGTGGCGGCCAGAGAACCCACCAGCGTAACCGTACCCCCTGTATATGGGCTGGAGCCGGTCCCGCTAATAGTATAGTCGGTGGTCTCGGTCAGCGTAGCCTCGGCCCCCGTAGCCGTTACGCGGGTAGTAACTATCAAATCAGATGTATCAAAAAAGTCTAAAGTAATAGTGAAGGTCTGGCCGACCACACCACTACCCACAAACGGCCCATCTTTACTGTAAGCCGCGACTGTAGCCCCAGCAGTCAGGGGCCAGAGTAAAAGACAGAACAAAGAGACTAGGAGTAATCTTTTCATGTCAGGCCACCTCCGCAAGTAATACCAAGGCCGTTACAGCCAAAGGCAAGGGTTTATCGGAACTGATAACCAAAGTGCTTTCGGTGTCGAATCCACCAGGGAAATTCAAAGCCTTTGTGCCTGTATAAAGAGGCACAGCCGTATCCATAAGGTCCGGGCCTTCCCGGAACTCGATTTCTTCCAGATGACTGGTATCTCGCCCAAATTGCGCATAGCCGGTTTTGTAGAACATGGCCGCTATATGACTGATGCGTTTGGGAGAGCCCAAAGCCAATGTTCCGTAGGGCATTTTCATCGTTTCGACTATGGAAGTATAAGGCAATCCGACTTGAACGACTGAGGCAGAACGGTCTAAAGTAATCTGCCCACCAGATACGACCTTGCTGGGATGCGCTCCGCCATCGGCCAAAATAGCGACTGTTTCCCCTTCCAAATGGCTCAGACCGGTAATGGTGGTTGTTGGTGTGCTGTCATAGGTCAATCCGCAATCCACGAAAAACGCATCTTCTTGATCATCGCCCCAGTCCCAGGGCATTAGTTTTTCGACATAACGTTTGGTGACCCCATCAATAGTCCTGTTGACTACAAACCATACCTCATCTTCAGGATCGCCCGGAATAACGGCTACGGATTCATAATTCCCGGCAGTAACATGCTCAGCCCAACAGACTACATCTTCTTCACGCAGATAAATCAGGCTTATCAACTTGCCTTCGTTGGTAATCCCCCAAAGGATAGGCTCCGGTCGTTTCTGGAAGGCTATTTCTTTTATACCACCTTCGGTAATTTCATTGGCTAAGCGGGTCATATCTACCGCCACAAGTTGGTCTTTTTCCCAGTTATAGGCCAGTTCATTGACCTTGCGGCTGCCGCGTTCAACGAATAGATAGCCCACTGCCGTTTTGACTGGCATTAGAGATGCCGAACCTTGTATGCCCGCCTGCTGTGGATGATTGACATTGGTTGGGGTAATTGGCTCTGTGGCGTTGCTGGCCCCCAGCGTATATTCGCCGCCTGCTGTGCCGACAATAAGCCGGCTGCCAGCGGTAAGCCATTTAATGGGGTCTTGCTGGGCTTCGGCCATAGTAAAGACAATGGCCTCATCATCATTAGGACCAGCTTGGAAGTTATGGTAATCGCCGCCAGGTAATGATTTGCTGGCCCAAAGTGTGGCCGGTTCGTAACTGCTTCCACCAAACCATATTCTTTGCTCAAAGAAAGTAACTGCCGCTGGATAACCCCGATAATCGCTCCAAGCTCCTTCGGCCCATAAGGTTGTCAGAGAATTGCCATCCCCGAAATCTACGACTACGCGGCCTTCGACATTGTTGCTGTCTGTAACAGTTTCAATTTCCACTATGCCTGGTTTTTTGAAAGATTGCGTTACCAAGTTGTACTTACAAGTCCCTGATGTATAGGCAGTCATGTTCAGGCGATAAATAGCATCCTCGACATCGTTCAATTCGTGGAGTTCTACATTGCCATCGGCCACATAAGAGACCTGATAAATGGTATCCCACATCGTCCCGCCATCATAGGATACTTCCAATACCAGTGTGCCTGTCCAAGTTCCATGCGTATAAAGGTCAAGTTTCTGGTTATAAGCTACTTCAATGGTGCTGGAGGTGGTGGCGCTGGTGAATGAACCGTTGACGGCCTGCGAAGATTGAGGAAATTTCAGTTGCCATAAGGCCCCCACATGCTCGGAATTGAACAAAGGCGCGGAAGAGCGCAACTTCAAGAGACGACCGTTGCTGCGGTCCGGCCTTACTTTGCAGGTAGGCGCTCCATCGGCAGTTACCGACTCCGAAGCTATGACAGTTATAGTGAAATCAGGGGCGACATAAGCTACATCGGCCACTGTGAAGTTGCGTTTATTGGCGGCGACACTTCCGCCGAAAACCCTGATGATGGAGGCCGGCTCGATATAATTGCTCAAATCGCCTTCGCCGGAGATAACAAAAGAACCGCCAGCACCAGCATTGACAGTATCAATCTCATAGGTTCTGGTCCAAATGGTTGTATCGGTGTCGTTTTCGCTTAGAAAAGGCCCATAAACAAAATTCACTTCCTCTATGGCCCAACTATTATGGTCGGTGCGGATCAATCGGCGAGGATGATAATCCGGCTGAGTGTTATACATCACGTCCCCGGTTTGAGCGAATTGCAGCAAGGCTAAGTCTGCTGAAGGATAAGGGCTGACTATGTTGGTTACGGTACTTCCGTCATCATCGAGAATAAGACCTGAAACACCACTTACAGTCCGGAAAAACCGTATCAGCAAATCGCTGAATTCCAAGATATAAGCATCGGTATCAGAATATAGAAAAGGGATAAGGCGGGTGATATTATCACTGTTGGGCACTTCGGCGATGTATTTGCTTCCTGGCCTTTTAAAAGCCCCACCTTGAGGCCAGACTAGAAAGTTCTGCAAAGTTTTGCAGGCGCTCTGGTATTTGGCCAAGTCTGCCCGGCCAGCCATCCTCCCGGACCACAAACCTGAGTTGAAGTTGCTTTGTATAAGAGTTTGTTTTGCCATTATAACCAAAATCTCTTTGTGTAAGTGATATAAAAATTGGCGAAATATAAGGTTGTATTGTGGTCTGGATTTGTTGCTCCACCACTGTCAATGGAAGAAGAAAATTCAAGTTGAACGAGATTGCCTGCGGTTAATGGAAAACCGGCCAAGCTGCCTGTTATGCCAAAAGTATTGGCATCGAAATCGCAGGAACCGACCGTATGCCTCAGAACATTGGCCGAACCACCGCCGATGACCAAGGTAGTATTAGGAGTCCAAGTGTCGGGAGTTACCCAAGTGCCGAATCCTTCCTTCCCGGCAGAAGGTATATTGCGACGTGCCGTAACGCCTATAGTAGCTGCCGTAGCTGCCGTAGAGTTATCCACCACCACATAGGTTGAAGACAGATGCAGAGTCAAATCGGAGCCTGGTTTGTAATCGCCGGGCAAGCGGAAATTGCAATGCCAACGGTTATTGGCCGCGCCTGATCCGCCTAAAGAAGTCCCGGCATAAATCCAAGCTAAAGTTTTCCAGGAACTTAGGGCCGTTCCCCATTGAAATAAACCTACCGCAGTGCCACTATTGGCAACAACCAACCTTGCCAGCGCCACATTAGCCCCCGACTGATATTCGGTGAACATCTCCCCCAGTGGTAAATCTATGTATCCTGTCGATTCCAAAGGGATAGATACCGTTTCGGCGGCGGTCAATCCTGAAAGCTGGAATTGAGCTTGTTTGCTATTGTCGAGATTATCGTAAAGGGTAAAGAGGGCATCGTTGAACAGATTGTTCTGAAGCGTGTCCGGGCTACGTTGGATTTTTATGTTCTTGACATCGATAATCATTTAGCTGTTTCTAAAGTACGTTCTGCCATTTCTCGTATCTATACCTTGATGCCAGTAAGGTTTCCCCTTTTCATCCGGGATATAGGTTTCTTCGGCATTGGTCATCTTGGCTTTGGAGAGAACTGCCTCGTATTCCTGCAATAGCTCTAGGGATTTTTGAGCGTTTTGCGCAATGCGTCCGGCCAAGACGCTGGCCAGTAATGTATAAATGGCCTTGACCAGCAAGAGGGGATACTTGGTTACATCGGCAACGCTTTGAATATAACGGATATGGCAATCTTCTTGGTTGGTCAGGATATAACTGCCTTCCCGTAGCCATTCGGCGTCTGGCAGGTCGTATTCATCGTGGACTACCGCCAAGATTTTCAAAAGATTGTCCGGCAGTTGATATTGGTAATCCCAGCCGAAGTCAGGATCGGTAGCGACTTGGGTAAGTTCCGTACGGGCAATGGCGAATTTCCAATCCACGCCGGCTTCGCACAGGACTTCATCGCGCACCTGTTCATACCATAGTTTGCAGAGATTGGCCGTTTCGGTGGCCTCATCTATATCGCTGATGCGGTAACTGCCAAAGAGCGAAAGTGCAAAGTTACATATTTCCGTGGACGAGAGGGCCATAACAAACTCCTTCTAGGATTACGGTCCTTCGAGGTTCAGTTCTAATTTTATGCCTATCCTGACCAGATTGCGTTCTATTCTGGATAAGGATTCTATGGCCATATCGCTTCTGACTTTTTCTTCGGCGCACATCCGGTCCCTGGCATTTTTCCGTTCCTCGGTCTGATAGTTCATAGAAACCATTTGTTCCTGCATTTTGGTTATCTCCATCCAGTTTTTCTGCGTCCTGGTAGCTACCCATCCCGCGAAAGGAATCAGAAAGGCTAAGACGATTCCGTATAGAAATTGCATCCATTCCGGCATAGTATCATCTCCTAAGTTGAGGCCCCTGTTATAATGGTTTTTCTACGACTATCTGAGCATCCAAGATGGCCCGCATTTCCGCCGATGTTTTTAGTTGCAGCTTTCCTGCATCCTCGGCGTGGACTATATCTCTCATTTCTGAAGGTTTGAGGAAGCAATTCTTAAACCAGGCCCGCCCGTCTTTAAGAATCCCGGTATTAGCACCCTCGCTTAAAGATGGAGGAGTAAGACCGATAGGATATGTGCTTCCACTTTTCAAAAGCACGTAGATATTTATGTTGCTATATTCGGCCACTTTATTTTCTCCTACTTAAAAGGCCCTTGTGCTCGCAGGGCCAACATATCCGCTTCCGCATTGGCTATAGAAACATTTTTAGTCCCAAATAACGCTTTGAATAATTGGCCCTGGCACGGGTTCGCACCGTCCGCAGCCATTAATTGCAATACTTTGGTAGTAGTCAGATCGTGAGCCGCGCTTCCTGTAGCTTCCTGCACACCGTCAATATAGAGATTTACCGTATTGCCGTTTCGCAGCAGAGAAAGTAAATGAGTAATTCCATCTCTGACATCGCTTGTTCCCATGATGTCTATAGCACTATTATCAGCCACAAATTCCAGCTTTCCGACATTTGGTCCGCCTCCGGCAAAGGTTAGAAACCATTCTGCCGCTGCTCCTAATCCTTTTCCGCAGATATTCGATGCTGCCGCCACACCTACAGGGATGTTTGCCCAGACGTGAATCTGATAGGGTGCGGTTCCGAATATGAGACTTGCAGCGTTGGCCACCTGTAAGCAATCATCCACGCCGTCAAAGAATCTATAACCTGAATTGAAACTATCCCCGCTGTTGGCCGTTCCTGCTGCATTTCGGGCATCGCCGCCGTTGGCCGCAGTAATAAGAGAATTCCAAGTCGCCCCCGTCATCGTCAAATCTCTGCCTGCCGTGCCTTCGGCATTATCAACCGTTCCATTGACATCTTCCTTGCAAAACCAGTAAGCATCCAGTCCACTAGCTGCTAACCAGGCTTGAGGGAAATCGTGGAATCTCTGGGCATCGACAATAGCCAAGGGTGTATCTACACCGCCAAATCCCAGCCATTGCAGATAGCCTTTGAAATAATAATCACCCCAAGTCGTGGCTCCGAACCTCTGGGTAGTGGGTACGTTGGCTGCAAAAGTTCCCTGGCTAACATTGCCACTGAAAGCCCCCATTGCAAAAACTGCACCATCCAACCAGACGCTGGCAACGGGAGTCCAGGGACTAGCTGCTCCCAGATCAACCATAATTAAAAGGCTATGCCAGCCGGTTTCAGGAAAAACATTCGTACTTACCGAAACCCTATCAGTATCGCCAGAAGCTCCGGCCTTGAGCCTGATTCTTAACTTATCACTAGTATCTATTAGAAATTGAAATCGGTGTTCTGCCGAACCATTCCAGTTTTCAGCATAAATAGTGCGCGTTACTTCCACGCCTGTCGTAATGACATAAATCCAAGCAGCCGAAACAGCATATCTGCGTCCCGAAAGTGCGTCCCATAATGTGCCTGGAGTGGCAATATCTCCTGCACCATCAAAATATAACGCCGGCACGCCGTAGATAGTCCCGTGATTGTTCTGACCGGATAGATCAAGAACAGTCCCCCTTCGTTGTTCAGGATGTCCTCGTCCGGGAAACCACAAGCCCACACAACTATCAGGTATGAATGGTCTAGGCATTATTGTATCCTTGCCAGTCTTCCTGTTACGGTGGCGGCATCGGAACGATAGTGTAGCGCCGTGCCACTGGGGATGGTAATTATCTGCGTATCGCCTGCGGGGATGGTCCACAACACCGCCGAATCAGCGGCCTGCACATCGGCTACGCCCAAGTAAATAATGCCATTTACCGCAGTTACCCGATAGACTGCTGAGGACACAACTGTTGCCGAATAGTCTGTGGCCGCCAGCGTACAAGTCAGAAGCTGTCCACTTCCCGCCACCGCTACGCCTTTGGCGACATTGCTTATGGGCAACTGAACCGTATCGTCTGTAGCAATCGTAACTGGCATAGAAGCGGCCATAGCCGCACTTCCCACAGCGGCGGGAAGATTATCTACGGCCTCACCGATATACCGCAACTGAACCGTAACGGCCCCATCGACATCTGCTGCTCCGCCAACCGTCCCAAGTTTGGTGTCTATGCTGCCCGTATCGACATCCATGGTTGTCAAGATAGCATTGCCGGCGGTATCAACGGTATAAAGTTCACCAGTGGCATTTGTTAGCAAAGGCACATAATCGCCTGCTGCTCCGGTAGATGTTGGGGGAGTATCATCGCGGACGGCCAGAGCCATTATGCCCGCATCAGTAGAAACGTGAGCAGCATCTTCGGCTTTAATAGCCGTAGCGATAGTTGTAGAACTGGCATCGACTACCAGCAACTTGCCAGAAGTATCGATCATCAAAGGCCCGGTATCGCCGCTGGTTACGGTATTACTCCCATAGACGCCGCCCATAAGCAGGTGCGCTGAACTATCTGAGGTCCAATCAGCGTCATCGGTATAACTGACAAAACCGATATTCTCCGACATATTATCGGTAGCGTTCAATTTAGTTGAAGGACCGGCCTGAGCAGGCCAAAATAGCAAACCCACCATCAAAATAAGCAAGGGGATCAGCCAGACTTTCCATTTCCATATTGTTTGCATATTAGACTCCTATAGGTCGGGCCAGAGCGAGGAGAAAGGAGAAAAAACCTCGCTCCAGCCCAAAGAACGAAAGACTATTCGGCGCCATCCGCATCGTTAACCCAAGTGCCAACCTCGGAGAGCACTATCCATTCGGTAGCGTTGACCGCCACCAGCGTAACGGACTGTTTGGCGGCATCAGTGGCACACATATAGTATTGCCCTGCCCCGCCGCCATTGATGGTATCATCGCCTGTGGCTTTGATAACCAAGTTGATATTAGCTCCAGCTTCCACATCGCAGAAGCTAAATACCAAACCAGCAGCTGCTGCGGGCAAGGTAAATATTGCTACGCCGGCATCGCCGTTATTGGTGATTACCGCGCCGCTTTGTGTGGCCTCTATAGACTCGTCTGCTGTATAATCAGCTACTGCATAGGCGAAATTTATCAGATTGTCGCCGGATAAGCTGATACCCGCCGTGCCTGCATTGAGCGTAATTCCGCCGGCTGCATCAGAGGCTACCAATCCTATGGCATCGGCCGCAGCCTCAGCACTGTCGATAGATATGCCACCTTCAACATCGAGGACATACTCATCGCCGATGGTCGCGGTATAATCACCTGCTGCTGCTCCGGTAGCGTTTATGGCTACCGCCCCGGCGGAAGATGTCAGGGTAATGCCTCCAAGATCCGTAAGCAGATAAATTGAGGCTGCTCCGGTTCCGGTATCGTTGAAAATTGTAATACCGGAGGACGTACTTCCATCAGCCATAATATTAATGGCATCCGCCGCATCCAAACCGGACCATAATTCAATACTACCGGCATCGCTGAGTAATTGCACAGAAGCTGCCTTTTCAGTAGTGCTGGTTCCCTGGTCGTTATAGATGGTGATAGTACCCGTAGCGCCGCCGTCATTGGTGATATTGATGGCATTAGCTAAATTTGCTGTTGACCTCAATTCCACACCGCCGGCGGTTGACAGGATAGCTACCGAGGCAGCGCCTTCCGTAACCGATGTACCTTGATCGTTGTTGATGGTAATAGCTTCGCCGGTTCCACCACCGCCCGTGGTATCAATGGCAATAGCCGCAGCATCGTTTTCCGTGGCCCGCAAAGCCAATGAGCCACCAGAGTTGGAAATAATAATATCTTCACCAGCCTCACCAGTAGTCGTAATGTCAATGTCGGCTAAAGAAGTAATCTGTATGCCACTAGCAGCACCGGAAGTGATAACAATACCATCGTCCACAGAGGCTTCTGTAGAGGTGATATTTACCGAACTGCCCGTAGCCACGATGTCGATGTCTTCACCAGCACCGGCTCCGGCAGCGCTAATGTCAATTCCGCCTATAGTAGAGGAAATGACAATGGAAGTGGCAACCGATTCTCCGGCGGTGATATTGACAGACCCGTTGGTGCAAGCCAAATCCAAATCTGAAGCAGCAGCGCCGTCAGCTGTGATATTAATGCCGCCAGCGGAAGCGTTCAGGACAATAGCATCTTCTATGTCTTCGGCAGCAGTAACAGTGATTGAAGTGTTAGAAGCCAAATCTAAATCTTCTCCAGCCACAGCGCCAGCAACGGTTAGGTCCATACCACCAGCGGAGGTAGAAACCTGCAAGGCGTCCGCGCCAGTTCCAGTAGAACTTACTACTAGACTGGCATCAAAAGCCCCGGCAACACTGATAGTCAAATCTTGGGCCGCACCTGTACTGGTTAAAGTAATACCAGAGGCCGCAGCATCGAAGGTAATATTGCCTACGCCCGTCAGGTCATCTACCGTACCCATAGCCAAGGCGTTGACGCCTAAAGTCGAACTCAGGGTAGCGGTATTGGCGTTAAGATAGACGCTCAAATCTTCGCCGCCATCGGTGAAGGTAAAGTAACCATCTGTGGCGTTAGCGATTGTGCCGCCGTTGGTCAGAGATAGACTGACAAATGTGCCCACACCAGCCTTAGTAACCGTCCAAGTGCTATCTGAGCCGAGAACATCTGCGCCCGTGCCGTTGCTGTCGAAGCTAAGCAAAGCTCCAGTTCCGGCACTGACAATAGTCTGAGCCACAGCACCAGCCGTATCCTGCTGGTCAAGAGCTAAGACGACATTATTGGCCGCATTGGTGGCCGTCAAAGCCACAGCACCGGCATCTACCGTAATGGTTATGCCACCATCATAAGCCGTATCCAAATCAGTTATACCGGAAGCACCGGCAGTCAGGTCCACCCAAGCGCCATTGGCATAGACGTACAGATTATCATTGTCGCTATCATAATACATAACGCCTTCGGCTACTGTACTTGGGACCGCCGAACGCGGAGCGATATAGAACCACTGCACGCCCGCCGTGCCTTCGAGGTAGGTTTCGACTTCTTTTAGGAAATTGAAGCCCACATCCTTTTGGGCATTGCCGCTCCACCAATAAGAGGTGGGTTTTTGCACATCATTTACAGAGGTAGTCATGGCTGCGTATATGGGCGCTATTAAACACCCAATACCTAGTCCTATGACCACACAGAAAAGAAACTTTTTGAGACTCATGTTCAAACTCCTAAAAAGAAAGACTACTTCAAATTACTCAACACTTCATTGCTATTTTGATACATTCTGTGTTTACTTAGGTAGCCAATAGCATTACTGAGTATTTCTGTGCTATCTAAACAATGGCCGAGGACCCAATTGCATTTAAGACACAGAAGACCTCGCACTTTGCCTGTTTTGTGGTCATGGTCAATACATAATCTTTTCCTCAATTCTAAATGACTTACTCCACAAATGGCACATTTCCCATTCTGTTTTCTAAACATTTCCAAATAATCTCTTTCAACAATCCCAAGACGTCTATTCCTTCGGTGATCAATACGATTTGGGCGTTTTTTACCTCGGTTTCTTTCGTATGCAGCTTTGCATTGTTTACAATGAGACGTCCTCCCGCTTTTTCTTGTATTGTCTTTGCCAAACTCAGAAAGAGGTTTTTCTGTTTTGCATTTAGTACATATCTTTGTCATAACTTACTCTTTGCTGTTATGGAGTAGGGAGATGAAAGCAAGGCAACATCTCCCTGCCCCAAGTTCAACTAAGTTAAGACGGCTCGTTCTGGAAGTTCCGCTGCGGATTGATGGGTTCCATACCCAACCAAGAATCCACATTGGCGGCACTAATGTCCGTACCGACATCCTCATACCAAACGCCGACCCAGCGAAGGACGAGTTGTAGCGGAACGCAAATACTAAAACCTGCCCCAATGGCGGTTCCTTGAGGGATATAAATTTCCGCCAGAATAGTGCCATCGTTGGCGCTGGGTTCCGTGGCTTTAGTTATCAAACTTGCCCTAACTGCTGTAGTGCCGACCACGGCGGTCGTTATCAGAATGTTCCACCAAACAAATCCAAGGTTTTTGTAGGCGGTGTTCGCAAAGTCAAGAACATTAGTGCTTATGGCACTGGCCTTGACATCCTGATTGTCAGAAAACTCCAATTTTGAATCAATCAAACTCATGGTAAATCTCCCATAAAAAGGGTTACTTTTGTACTAGGCCACTACTTCCTCAGTATTGAGGATGATGTTGTTGTCCAACCTCCTGCAAGGCACTCCGCTAAAGGTCATGATGGGCAAACCGCCAAGACCTTCAGAGGTTGACCAGTTGACATTGCTCTTGTCTTTGAGCCTGATCTGGCCTTGCGTGGCAATGGTTTTGTTCATGTAAATCCTGGTTCCTGGGCCTTCAAAATGCCCAAGATTAAGCACTTCAATCAACTTGTCCTCATCAAAGGTGTATTTGCCTGACCCGCTGGTTATGTCGATATTGGGCACTCGTCCGATGGCCAGTTCGTCTTTGACTGCCAAGCCGACATACCACTTGAACTGGGTAACATAGGCATAGAACTTATTGTCAGAAGCATCGAGACAAGGTTCTGTACCTTTATCTACTGTGGACAAGCCAAGTTTGCCACGCTTGGCGGCGGCAGCAGGATAGATGCAATAAACCGTATTGCGGCCCCAGTTGACCACATAAATCGAGGTCAAAGTGCTGGCAGTAGTGCCTCCATTGTCAACCACGGTCGTCAGGCTGAGAGCAGCCAGTCGTTGTTGCAGACCTACGATTTCTTCGGGGGCTACGACAGCCGAACCTTCGGTAGTTCCCCAGATAAGGGTTTTGGCAAATTCCTGGGACAAACCTTCGACAAAGGCCAAATCTTCGTTCCGCCGGAATTGAACAGGATTGGGGGCATTATCAACCAAAGCCTCGTCAATCTCGCTGCGGGCTTCCAGCAAGGCCGTAGGTTCGACCGCGACCTGCTTGCTGGCCGCTTCCTTGGCCACGCCACTGTTCACTTTGCGCCAAGTGCCATGCGGAAGGGTAGCTCGGCGGGCCACCTTTTCGGACAATATCTGGTTACATTCGTACCAGGGAATATCCTCCAGGATTCGGCCCTGATTAGCGTTCATCACCTCGGCAATGTCGATCATGCCTTTGTCTAAAATAGACTTAGACAATTCCAGAAAAGTCAGTTGTGAATTGGGATATAAAGTTGACATTTAACACACTCCTAAAAGTTGTTGAAAAACGACTCATTTAACTTTTGCGGAGGGTGTCCAGATGTCTGGGCCTGCCTGCGTTTATAGCTCGCTCAGCTCTGACCTTTATCTGTCGGTCATGCAGCCGGGTCCGTTAGGAGTGTCCGGTAGATATGATTTCATCTGGTTTCCCTTGCGGGGCAGATGGAATTATTTATTTTTCTTCTGTTTTTCCTTATAAACACATCGGCGTTTGACACAATTTACTACGCTGCCCATTCCTCGTCGTTTTCCTTTTGAGTTTTCACATTCGCGCCAGTAGCGCTCTACGGTGCTGACATCTAAACCATGTTCCTTGGCCAATGATTTCATGAGACCCGAAGGCATTAATCATCTCCTATCTTACCCATATTATACCTGTTTTTTCTGTCGATGTAAAGGATTATTATTTCCGTCTCATGCTTGGATAATCTAACATTCCGGGTTCGCCAGTAGGCGCTGGTCCTGCCCCCGGAATGAGATTGTCTTCGGCTATTTTTTCCTTATAGACTTCGTAAAACGCTTTCAAAACGACAGGATCGTTGTCAATGCCTTTGGTCTTGAAAAGTTCCCGCAAGGCCGCTGTGCCATAAACCTCAAAGGCTTTCACTACTCCGGCCATATTTTTCTCAAAACTTGCACCCCATTCCGTTTTCAGAGCATTGCCGGCCTTGATTACGGCTTCTTTTTGGGCTGCTTCCTCTTGTGCTTTCAGTTGAGTTTGGGTCTCTTGGTTGGCCTTGAATAACTTTGTCTGCCAATTATTATAGAATCCTACAGCAACATCCATTTGTTCTTGATTCCAGCGAGCTTGATGAGCCACATCTTTGAATTGTTTTACGGCTTCTTCGTCCCAACCCATACCCTCCGGCAGATCCGCCGGTTTTTCAATCTTGTAATCTTCAGCTTTCGCGGGCCTGCCAAGTTTGGTATAAATAGAATCATATTGTTTCGTTTTTTCCTCCGGCGAATCATCATCTTTCGGCAAACTGATAGACCGCCCTCGAAGTTGTTCAAGATTTACATGGCCTTTGAGGGCTTCTTCGAGCGATTCATAACGACCCAAGACCTTTATTGCGCCATCATCTAGATCGTAATCGTTGGTCCAATGGTCCTCGCTCAACTTTGCCTCGTCTAACAAGCCTGTGGTTCCTTCGTCAGCCATTGATTTCTCCTTTATTCTATTCTCAAAAGGTTATCAACTATTTGTCGCATATTCTGAATCCTGCCGTCAGGATAACGTTTGATGATTCCCATTAGATTCAATATGCCGATGGCCTGATTATGTCGGTGCATATCGCCTTCCTCGCGTATCAGGTCGAAGACTGAGGAATGGTCCAGCATATCCGCCAGGACTTCGCGCCCCGTATGGCTGTTGAAAGTGGCCCGGTAAGAGGCCGCCAATTTCTTCGGCGGCTCAAAGCGGTTTGAAATAGCTAGAGCGGCCTGTTGTTTTTCGTATGGTCCTTGCGGTTCGGGCATTTTACTTTCCTGCTCCTATCATGGCGGCCAGTGGAGATGTCGGGTCGGTTTTTTTCTGGATGCTAGGAATTGTCTTAGCTGCTTCCTGTAACATTTGGGCCTGCATCTGTGCTTGCTGAGCCATCATTCGCTGCTGCCTGATACCGGCGACTTCTTCATCACTCTTGATTTCTTCTTCCGGCCAAGAACCGTCTCTGGCTATGCGGGTGGCAGTTTTATCAAAGTCAAAATAATCCAATACTTGGGGAGCCACGGCAAACAGCGGTTCCAGTTGGCCGATGACTACTTGCGTGCGTCTTATCTCACGCTGCTGGCGTTGGGCGCGTTCCAGTAGGCCGTTATATTCGACTTCTATGCGTCCATTACTCTGTTCCAGGACTATATCCGGCGGCTGGTCAATCCAGTTATTGCGCAGGGCGATGTCGAAAATCCGGTCGTGGTGGGCATTGAACAGGTCGTTATTGAGCCTGCCTATCTTGGGGGCCAGCATGATACCGCGTTCATTGGCCCGCTCTACGACTTCCGTAGCCGTAAGAGTTTTTTCCGTTCTGGCCAGCATGAGGAAGAAATCAACATTGAACCAGCGGTCGATGGCGGCGGCGGCCCGATCCTCGCGGTCGGCCCCGTAGGGGTATTTGATGTCGGTATTGATAGGCTCCGGTTTATGTTCCGGCCTGTGGCCCCAAGTGAATCCGCCAGGACCGATATGTACCTTGCCTCTCATTTCAGCATGGGCATACATGGGCGGCTCTACAGAGAGATGGCCAGCCCGGAGCATGACTTCGGTTATGGAGTTTATGCCAAATATATCCACCAAGGCAAAGCAACCTAAGCCTACGCCATAGACACTGCCGGGGCTTTTGGCAAACCGCCAATAACTAAAGGGTTTGGAAAAGTAACCGGCGATCCGCAGAGGTCTCTGCTTGTCTTCCGGGACTTCTTCCTGAATATAAACACTTATCCATTCTCGGTCGGGCAAGTCTGTAATCCCGGCGAATATGCGGTCGGAGCGTTTATGGCAGACGTGTATGAATTTGAATCTTTTCAGCGGGTCTTTTTCTATGGCCTTTTGCAGAGGTTCGCTGAGTAATTCTTTATCGAAAGATTCGCCGGCATTACGCGCACTAAGTGGGTAATACCGATAGAAGGTGTCCACATTACTGCCGGAGTCTTCATCGACATAAATTTCGCGGGGATGAAAATTAAAACAAGCCAGACCGTTGCCTTGGGCATTTTCCTCTATCCAACTTGGGGCGTCGCCTATGCTGCCGGCATCACGGAAGATAGGTCCAAGATGGGAATAATAGTTACTGTTTCTCATCAGGCCGTAGATGACTTCTTCCACACCCTGGAGCCATTTGCGGACTTGAACATTCTTGTCCAGCTTCTTATTGCCCATGCGGTAGATGAACCAGTCGAGACTGGAAGAAACCAGGTGTCCTTGCATACCGTCGGCCCAATTTTCCAGGGCTTCCTGGGGGGCGGCATTGAAAACGGTCAGATTGGGCTTTTTGCCTTGGTCGGATATTTCCGTATCGTCCCATAAAGACAAATCAGGGCGGAGAAGTTGAATTACTTCGCGGCGAAGATTTTCCCAAGGTTTGCGGACATCCTGCATGGCCGAGAATCTGGCTGAAAGCCGTTTATAAAGATTGTTTTCGGATTCCGGCATTTATTCTCCCAGTTTCAATTTCCCAAACAGTTTAGGATTAAGCAGGGCCGGGGATTCAAAAAGCAATCCTCGGCTCACTAGACTGGCACTTCTGGCCATCGCCCTCTTGCGGCGGATAATTTCTTCCAGTTTACCGCCGGTGGTTTCTGCCGGTATCATGGTCGGGGGTGGCACTCTAGGTTTTGAACCGCCGCCAAACATTATACTGCCTCCTCTCTGGTGGTGGCCTGAGCAGGTTTGTCCCTGCATCGAACACACGTTTTGATACCTGCTCACCTGCTATTTCGTATATGGTTTTCACGATTTCGTTTGTTTTATGGTTTATAATCCTGGTTTCGCGTAAAATACCATCTATTAAAATACCCTCTCTCAATTTTACCTCCAAACAATGTTTGTCTTTTTCTGCCTGATCACGCTGCTTTCGCAAGACCTCGTTTTGACATTCCAGAGCTTTTATGTATTCTCTGTCTTTCTCATTGTTCCGGAATCTCATATTCTTTTCCTTCCGACTTCAAGCATATCCGCATGGCCCGGTCCATACCTGGTCAAACTGTAAGTCAGGGGGTTATAATTATCAGCCGGCGAATAATCCTCTACGGCCCGCAAGGGGGCTGGATAGCCGATGCGGACATTGTTGACCAGCAGTTCATAGCGGTAGGTCATGGCTAGGACTCTGAAAGCGGAACTGACATGTTCCGTCCAATCTCGGATGGGATGTTCAAAATATATGGGCCTATCGGTGGTGGAGAGGTTGTTGTTTATCTGCCGTCTGAAACTGCGCATAGCTTCGATGCCTTCTTCGCACTTGGGCTGATGGAATTGGCAGAGGTAGAGCAAATCTCTGACGGCGGCGATGGAATCTTTCAAGTCGTACTTTTCATTGACTTGAAAATCTATGCCTAATTCATGTGCGGTATCAATTAGGTATTTGCCGGTTTGTATGTTTTTGGCATTAGGGCCTTTGACATCCCAAGGTGCGAAATGATGGGCATAGACATAAGGTTGGCGTTGCAACATAGCGGCATGTTCGGGTAAACCCAGTCCTTTGGAATCATAATAGAAGTCGATAATGCGGATATGGTCTCGGACAAACTGAACGAACCAGATGACGGTATGGACATGGCCTATATCCCAGAAGGTATAGACTTTGGCTGTAGGTTCGTAGGGATAGAAACCTATCTGGCCATTGAGCATGATGGCGTTCATTTCCTTGCCGAAGTAGGTGCTTTCGCCGTAGTCAGGCAGTTCGCCCATGATGCGAACGCGATATTCATTGGAATTTTCACCATATTTTTCACGGAGGTCTTGTTCATATTGGCGACCAGCGACGCCGGGTATGAGTTCCTGGCCGGTAATAAAGTTAGGGGTATCTTTGACGGCGATGGCTATTTGGTTCCACCCGCTTTCCGGCTGGAAGCACTCGGCGAAGTTTCCTTGCGGACTGGTGGGGTTGCCTATAACCAGCCAACGGGTAAAACCAGAAGTCAAGAGGTGCTGTGCGGCCTTCCAGAGTTGGGGCATGATCCCGGCAGCCTCGTCAAAAATAACCATTACGGAATCATTGTGATAGCCTTGAAAGGCGGTGGCTTCGAGCGTAACCGTATCAGGTTTGGCGGCGAAGCCCAGGGCGTACCATTTCTTGCCTATTTCGTCCTGAAGGTCTAATTTACACCGGCTGATTCGTCCGCCCAGTGGTATTTTAGCGTTGGAATGTGCTTGACGAATTTCACGCCAGAGAATTTCGATTACTTGACGAAATGTGGGACTGGTAGTTATTACCGTGGCTGGATTATGGCAATAAAGAAACCATAAAGCCAACCTGGCAGCACAAAAAGTTTTTGACACGCTATGCCCCGCACGGACGGCGGTGCGTGGATTGTCTCTAACGCTTTCGGCGATCTCCGCCATTTTGCTCCAGACATGGCCAGGGGCCACGTCCAAGGCTTCGGTCAGGAACCTGATAGGATTGTCTCTCCAAATCTTCCGGCGTTTAGAGAGGCTCTGCGGGCTTATGGTTTCTAGCGGCATCTATTTCGTCCAGCGAGTTAAAGGCAGATGCAAGGGTTGTTATGGTCATCGAGCTTTCTACTTTTTCTGTCCACATTTTCAGGTGTTTGCCTAGAAGTTCCAGGGCGGCATGGGCGGTTTTAGGGTCTTTGCGATAAAGGGTAATTGAACCATCTCGCCTTTTATATTCCTTGATTTCCAAACCGTATTCGGCCATCTCTTTTAATTTTCCAAGAACGTACCTAGCGTTGATTCCTAATTCAGCCAAGAGTTCATTGTTCAATTCTTCGAGCCGTTCCTGGATTTGAGGAAGGGCCAGCAATTCCTTCGCTTTTTTGCCGGCCACCGAAGGTTTGTAGCCAACACTGATAGCCGCCTGCTTGCCATTAAAATCCTTGACGTAGGATTGCGCGAAGCGTTCATGGCGGATTTTACTCAGAGGAGGCATCTTTTAATTCTCCGAGACTTTTAGCATCATCAGGTTTATCCTGCGGGTTCTGATTTGCCGGAGCAAGCACTGGACAAGCGGACTCAGGTTTATTTCGCAGACACCACCAATTTCGCCCGCGCCATTCTCGATAGCCACAACTACTAGCTTGCTTGTTCGGACAAGGACAAGGCTGCATCTTTGATTAAGCTCCGGCATTTTCGGTTCTCAGAAAACCCTTGGGGCCTGGGACTTTATTTTCTTGGGGAACATTGCTCCGTTGGCCCCTTGGGTTATCAACTTTCAAGAAAAACCATAAGCAAAACAGACAGGAAACTTATCAGCCATCCAAAAAAAAACCAGAGACAATTTGCAGGGGAGTTATTTTTTGCCAGTAGAAATACAATTTCGCACCTATTTCGGAGGCGGGGTGGCCAACAGCGTTTTCCGGCCCTTCACTGACGAATAAACGCTGATAGCTACCAACAGAATCGCACCTATGCCGTTGGCGGCTTGACCGGCCAAACTTTGACTTTCCAAAGAATCCATACCCAGTTTAGCAGCCAGAACCCAGGCAATTCCGCGAGTTACCAAACCAATGACCCAAGCTATCAAAACTTTGTTGTCCATCTTAAAAGCCTCCCAAGCGAGTTTAAGAAAACCACTAAAGACTCACGCCAGCAGCCGCCAAAGCTATGGTCAAGAGTATCTTCATCAGGCCCATTAACGCCGCTTTCCCCAAGTCGTTCTGGGCCTTGTTCTCTACATTCGCCGCCTGCCATTCTGAATTGATCTTTCCCCATTCCGTCAGTAAATCTGAATTTGGCAGTTTTTTGAGAACATCGGTATAAGCCGTATAAATATCCCCGGAAATGATCTTGGAAAGCCAAGCCTGAAGTTCCTCGGCCGTCATCGACAGAAACGCCGGCCCGTAAGTAACAGCCCAACTCGATAGCTCCGGAGGTAGTTTCCCTTTTAACTCGTCTAACATCATGCCAAATTCCTCTTTTTGTAGGCGAGGTAGGCGCAATCCCGTTCACAAAATAAACCGCCTTTTTCTGGTTTGAAAACATAAGCGTCCAATTGACGCAGACATCCGTTGCACCTACTCCTTTTAGGCGGCGCTAGTTGGTATTCACCTCGTAGGGGTTTGTTAACCAAGGCCATTTATTACTCCTTTCTGTCCCTGGCATCACGAAACCGCTGCCATGTCGCCGCCTGCAAATTCAAGGCGTTGACCATCTCTGGCTGGCTCAGTGTACCTTGGGTCGCTCTAAGGGCCGTCTCTTGCGACAAGGCCGCCGTACGGTCCAGCAAGTCAGAATACTCGCTCGACATATAAACGCACCCAGACATCAAAATTATCAAAACAATCATCACCCCAAAACAACCAATATTCTTTGCCATTACAGAACCTCCACTTTGACCATATCCCCCATCTACCCCCATGTTATACACTTCCTAATTCCCAAGTCAAATAAAAAATCCAAAAAAAAAATTAACCCTAACGCTAAATGTTACCTCACGCCTTTTGTTACACTATATATGCTACACACAATATATAGTATGCCCCAAAATTTGTTATTTGCCTAATCTTAACTTGCGAGACTGTCTTTCTGTCAATAAAATGTCTTTTTTGCCGCCGTTACATTCCTGGCAAGCCGTTACAAGGTTGGTTTCTATAGATTTACCACCATTGCTTTGTGGATTTATATGGTCAACAACGAGTTTTGCTCCGTCTTGAGGTGTTTTTCCGCAATATTGGCATGTAAAATTGTCTCTGGCAAGTATGTTAAATCGCAAAGATAAATATGCCGGTTCTTTAGCAGGCGAAATTTTACGGCGAAATCTGGCTGCCTCGCCTCGGCATTTGTCCGAACAGTATTTCTGCCCTGGCCTACGGATTTTAGTGGATGTCGAAATGTACGAATGGCACATTACACATTTCGGTAAGCCTATTGTAAAATCTATACCTGGAAATTCATCCCGTCTTTTTAACATCTAAAACTCCTAATTTTGGCCTATAAACGATTATTTTATGGTAAGTGGTCCCCATCCGCCTTGTCAAGAATATTGTTTCATCCTACGCAATCCTGGACAGCCTACAGCAATCGTAGTACCAATGCTAAGACTACTAAACATCTATTTCCCAAAAATCCCCCAAAATTTCCACGGAGGGGGTACTATGATGCAAGTCGGGGGCCGCAAACCTGGGGGTGGGGGGGGGCCTCGGCTGGGAAAGCATGCTTTAGTATTTGGTAAGCTGGAGGGTTTGGGTAAGATAGGCAGTCTATAGGGCCTGTGCAGTGGCTACATCGTCATCTTGCGACCAATCTGTAATCGAAACTGCTTGCCATATTCTGCGTGATCTTGTGTGCGTACTAAGTCAGCCCATAATCGTTTGAATATACGTTGTTCGTTGTTGATTATCTCTTGTTTTGAAGTTTTTGTTTTTTTTGCATCTGATTTGTCCATTATTAGCTCAATATCGAGGGTTACTGGTAATCATAAGTCGCTATTATTATCTGACACGCCATAGGTTACATAAAATACTGCATTACAGCGATTGAAAAACACATACCCATACGGGCCACCTATTTCTCTCGCAAGGGCACCGCTAGGCCCTACTACGCCAGCCAAGAGCAGACGTAGCGGCATAGTCAGAGCGTGTGTGGCGGTATCCAGCCGCGATGTGTGCGTTGCAAGCTGGCGATCCAAGACTCGATGGGCTTGCTTATGGCTGGATTGGCGATGAGCTGTGCCAACATGGTCGTGGCCTGGACAAGCTGGCTGTTGTGGGCTGGGGCTTCGAGCCGTCTGGAGTCGATGAAGGCGTACAGGCTGTCGGCGATGGTTGCTAGTTGGTTACACGCTGGGAGTAGGCTCTGGGTTGACTGCACGAAGGTATCGTACTCTATCTTGCCTATATTATCTAACGCATCCAGGCGGGAAATTGTCTCGAGATTGCTCGCATCAGATCGAGAAACATCCCGACGAAAACCCCCAGCACCATGAAAGCCGCCCACCACATCACAAGGCTCAACGCCGACACCACTAATACGCGTAATATCGCTAGAAACCGTGCTTCTACCATCTTTTCTCCCTTCTATAATTTGCCCATTGTTAGCCGTTGTTAGCTCAGATTGCAACTCGTCCTGAGACGTCTTTAGCTGTTTTTCGCGTTTTCGCCTGCGATAAAGACGTTTTGCTATTCTCCAATAAGTTCTAGCTGAATCATCCTGACTTGTTTTTTCGTTTTCCGTTTCCATACTAAAAGGGAATAAGGTCGCCTTTCATCAGCGAATTAGGATTGAAAGCGTCTTGATTGATTACTGTTTTTTGCAATCCTTGAGTTATTATACTACCAAGAACCCCCCTATCTTCCGTAGGTTCCTTCCCCCGTTTTTGTTCGCATTTGGCCAAGATTGTTTTGATGCTGGCTGGCGATCCATTTTTGATTCTGTCGAGATAGCACTGGTAACAGAATTGCCTGCAGGTTCCGGCTTTGTGTAGGCAGATAAAACAGGTTTGGGGATTGCAAAGTTTAGCGTCGTGGAGTATTTGCCGGGCCTTGTTTTTGGCGTCCAGGTCGTTTGGGCTGACATAAGCTATCCAGTGTCCACCTCGTCTATGGGTATAATCCTGGCAATGGCGGTGTAGGTAATCCTGGCTCGGAACCATCCATTCGCCGTTTTCGTTTAGCTTAGCCAGCCATTCATAGGTTTCCATGTCTCCAATATGTCCTTTGCCATTTTCGTCTAATCGCTCACATATAAAGCAGATATAAGAGAGTTTTTTCGGGATTCCGCGTTGCGGGCTGTCGGTCTGCCAGTCTTTGAGCAGGTCTAGGAAGTCCGGGAGTGGCGGTTCTATCCTTTGCCCACCTTTGATCTTATAGAAACGCTCTACGCAAGCCAGGGCAGCTCCCAGGCCGTAGGGCAAGAGAATATCAGCCCATATAGCCTCTTGATCGGTATTGGCTGTCCAGCGGGGCCATAAAGACTTGAGTCTAGCTATCACCTTTCCTGTATCTGCTTTATTCATAGTATTTTCCCTGCCTTTTTGAGTTTATCACGTTGTTCGAGTCTTTCGGTTATTGCTGCTGCGTCCTGTTCGACGGTTAGCCTGGTTGGTAGAGCCTTGGCTTCCCGGATTCGCCTGGTAAGCCAGTTATTGATGGTGAGTTTATGGTTTCTGGTTTTAACTTCTTTGGGATGCTGTAGCAGATAGTCCTCCAGCTCCAATATCATTTCGTCTATGGCGATTTTAGTATGTTTTGCTAACAGCCAGTCATAGTCGGTCTGTGTTAGTCTGACAGCTTGGCAACTATCGAAAACTAAGTAGGTCGGTACAGGAGGATTACCATAATCCGACCCCATTACTATACTATCCTTTCCTTTAACCAATCCTTTAACAGAAAGAAGGGATTTACTGCTATTGTAGGATTCCGGTAGGTCTATCGTACTGCTATCGTAATTAGGATATTTACTGGGACGTGGTTTCTGGATATATTGCAAATCTTTCCAATTGGGGATAGCTAGATAGTAAGTGTCATTGACGGCGTACTTTATGATAGAGCCTACCCGTACCAGTTCTGTCAATAATAGACCGATCTTTACCTTGTTACTGGGGAAGATTAGGCTCCTGATGAGTACCTCATCCCATTCACCCCTTCCCTCATCATCACAGTAATTATTGAGACCTAAAAGTAAAAGTCGTGCCCACGGCGACAGTTGACGTACTCTTTTCCCTGCCCAAAACTCTGGACGGAGGCTTCTAATTCGCATTTTTACCTCCCTTCAGATAAATATCTAACAAATACCGTTGAATTTCAGACGCCTGTAATCTTTTCTTCTGCCATCGCGGGTCTTTCAGCTTTTGCAGGTATGTTGTTGAATTGGTCATAGTCGGATCCTAAAAACAGGCCAAGCCCGAAACAGATGACTCAGACATACGGTTAAGGCATGTTTGACTGTCCGGGCCTGGCATTTTTCGGTATTGGTGATATTCCGTTATCCGAGTCATAACGGACATGGTACGTGGTCTCATCCTGCGTGTCAAGCATCTTTTTATATTTTCTTCGGGGCGTTACAGGTTTGGCAAGGGGTTTGACAGCTAATCAAACAAACCAAACTGAAAATTAACAGGGATTCTTGTCCATTTGTGTTTATTACATTTTGAGCAAGCGACTCTTATATTTCGGTAAGAATGTTCTCCACCTTTAGACAATGGCCAGACATGGTCCATTTCCCATTTATCGCATAGGACTTTCTGACCGCATAAATAGCATTTTCCCTTACCCCTGGCATATATCTCTCGCCTGTCTAAAACAGGTAAATGCCGACGATATAAGGCTCTATGTCGAGCTACATATTTTTTGCCAGTCTCATATCGCTTAATTCTTCTCCATATTACAGCCTGATCGTCTTTTGATAGTGCATACAGACTTTTTAGCTTTAGTGTGCCAAAATCCGGTCCGGCACGCCAGATTATGGTTTTTACTTGGGCCGATAATCTTTTAGGCATTTTTCTACTAATCAATAAAGCCAAACCCGGCCAGGATGCAAGCTATAGTCCCGAAGGAATAGCACTGGCGCAGGTTTGGCATATTTTGTATAAGGGGATCGGAAAGATAGCTTGCATATCAATATGATAAGGGGAATCCTGAACGAAGTCAAGAAATTTATCCTTCAACAATTCTGAAGATTCTTTTTAGCCATAAGTCTATTGTTTGGCGATGCTTAGTCAATCTCTATCAAATATATATCATTTTGTCTCAAGATTTATAATTGACATTGACGATAACATATATTATGATTCAAGATCAGAAAGCGAGGTACAAATCATGAAACTCAATTACAGAAGCATCGGCCAGCGATGCACAATGGATACGAAGACTGGCAAACGGTGCCGACTACCCGCAGGCATGATAGCCGGCGGATTGGCTGTGTGTCCTTACCACGTTCACGCTGCTGAGCGGCTGTTCCGAGAAGTCTGTGAAAACAATAAAAATAACCCGGCGTTTCAGCCTGTTGCGGCTGCTGCTGCCCGGGATCAGTCAGAGTGTAATTACTATCATAGCTTCAACCAAGTATGATTCGGGCAGTATCGAACATCACTTTTAGGATAGGAGATCAAAACATGAACACAGCAGAAACGGTAAAAGTATTTGGCGGGCCGATTTACTCTTATAGCCGAGCATGGGCTATCGAAGACGGAGTCCTGGTTGACCTGGGGCAAGATAAAATGCTAGAAGTGTGCCAGCAGCACTATAAACATCCCATAGCGTGTACGGCGGCTGTTTGGGGCATTATGGAGCGGGCAGTGGCTAACAAGCGACACGGCAACGATTTCGCCGGTGTTCTGCATGATATGTTATGGATGAGCCGGAAATACTGCCGTAAACTGGATGAATCAACAGTGATTTATCCAGTTTACGGCAGTATTTCCGGCTCATCCATAATTTATGATTTCAAGTTACTTGTCGGGCCAGGCGACAATGCCGAGCCAGTGATTACGATTATGCTGCCGACTGAAGATTAGGGCTTGTATCACCGGGCCTGAAGGAGCTAATAATTGAAGATAAACAAGACAACTTTCGCGGGTATAAGCAAACGGTATAGATATTTTCGCGTAGAAAAACACAACCGCCCGGAGTGTCCACGACCAGTTTATGATTTAATCAATAATCGGTCAGGGGATTTATTGGGAGAAATATCCTATTATGGCTTATGGAAACAGTGGGTTTTTATTCCCTTTGAAAATACGGCTTGGAGTATTGATTGTTTGATAAATGTAAAAGATTTCATGGGCAGCCTATGAGAAATAAGCATTTGACTGAAGATGGTAAGGTCGTAAGTTTGGCTCGCAAGGACCTGATGGCCGAAGGTGGGAAGTGCGAGGTCGAGTCAAATGGTATCCTGGAAACTGTTGGATATTTACAAGTTGGCACAGACTACTAAAACGAAAGGGATAACATGGATAATACCCAACGGTCGAATCAAAGTGAGATTATGGAAAACCTAAATTATCGATTAGGTGAAATAGAAAAGCTAAAAACCATAGCCTGGGATGTACAGCGATATGGTCTAAATGCGCGTAAATTATGGGACCAGGTCGCAACTTATGGGTCTGATATTAATCGCCTGGCTGGTGAAATGAAATTGTTATGCAAGGACGGCTACTAACACGAAAAGGAGATAACATGAAAGCGAAATACACACCTTGGACCATTGTAGAGCGTAACAATGACAAAATGATTCCAATGGTCAATATAGAAGGCATAACAAGCGGGGGCCACCCTATTGTTATTAGCCAAGTCTGGGAACGCAGCCAAGCTCGCCTAATCGCCGCCGTGCCGGAGATGGTCGAGGTGTTGCGGGATATTAGAGATTTGGCCCAAGCCTGGATTGATGGCACTTATCTGTACAACGCCTTGACCGCTGCAAAGTTTCGAGAGCAAGCTCGCGCCGCACTTTCCCAAGCTGGCGTGGAGTAGGTGATAAGGATATCAACCGCTCGGAGATCGTTGACCCTGGCGAAACGTGGCGAGCCGATGTACTCTTATAACTGGGCGACGGAGGGGTAAGTAATGAAAATTGAATTGTTTTGTGCAGAATGCGGCAAGCCTTTAAATGTACTCGTCAAGCTTCCCAATGATGAAAAGTTTGACAGTTTTTCAAAACCAGCGCTATTGTTATATTGCAAACTATGTGAGGCGTGTATTGATAATATATGGAAAGAATGCTGGGGCGATGCGAAAAGGAGTTTTCTCCACGAGCTAATTTCGTTTCCGCTGACCGATGAAACTGTTCAACAATGCTGTTTATGCTATGGTGGGAATAGTTTTCCCGATTCGATGAGAAAAGTATTAGAATATCATTTGCAAATTCTTGGAAAAAGAGGACACGAATAATGGGTTGGTGCAATAAGGACCGTAAATATGTTGATGGCCGATACCGCTACAGTTGTGAGCCTTGGATTAAATGGCGTTGTCGAAAATGTCAATACTTCCAAAAAGTTGGCAAAGGTTATTCTTTCCTTGCAGCATTAAAACACAACAACAGATTAATCAGAGAATCAAGCGAAAGAATTGCTGACGAAAATGGACAATACCCCGAATGACTAGGTATCAATGTATCACTCGCCCAAAGCTATCGCATCCTGCGCAATCCTGGACAGCCGATCTGAGAGCAAATTACCAAAAGGAGCTGAAAATGAAGTTTGGGGAACACCTTCAACGGTACGGGCCGAGCATAAAAGAGTTGACAGAGATGCCACTCGAAAAAAGACGACTTCGTGCTTTCCATGTGTTTAATGACTGGTTAACTTGCAGACCAGAGCAGTATAGCAGAGCTTTTCTTGAGGCTTTTGACTTAGCCACTGAGGTCATGGTTTTTATGCATGTCGCCCAAGAGGCGCGGGCAGCAAAAGAGGAGGAGGGTTGCCCCCGTTGCGGTCAAATAGATAATGACTCAGGCTTCCAAGTTTAAGCAAATGATCGACCGCCAGGCGACAATGGGCAGCCGTAGAAAAACCTGAAAATAAACCATAATTTATCTTGTTCGTAACTTGATATAGTATAAGATATTATGATGACGCAAGGAAAAATGCGACGATTCTTATCAATGACTTAATAGAATATTCTCAAAGAAGCGATTTGGTTTCAATGGAAAGAGGCAGGATGAGGCTTAGATACAAAAAAGCGGGAAAGGAGAT